AACAACACGGTTCTGCCCTGGGCTCGGTACGCCGACACCCCAAGTGCAAGGAGTGGAGGCATGAAGCCTCAATGTTGATCGCACGTAAACCCTGACAATGGAGGCTCAAGGTGGCTGCACCTGATGCAACTCTGTCCAGGACTGGTGTAATTAACAATGACGCCGGTACTTGGGCCAAGGACAATGCCCTTTTCCTGAAGGTCTTTAGCGGCGAAGTGCTGACAGCCTTCAAGCGCAACTGCATCTTTTCCTCGTTCGTGCAAGAGCGGACGATCCAGAACGGCAAGAGCGCTCAGTTCCCGGTGACCGGCCGCTTCACGGCTCGTTACCACACCCCCGGCAAGATGATCGAGGGTCAAGGGAACATGGCCCAGAACGAGGTCGTGATCAAGATCGACGATCTGCTCATTGCAGACGCCGCTCTCTACGACCTGGACGAGGCCAAGAACCACTACGACATCCGCAGCATCTACTCCAAGGAGCTGGGCCAGGCCCTGGCTCGTGAGTACGACAAGCGCCTCGCTCGTGTGCTGACCCTGGGTGCTCGCACCAGCGCCAGCGACCTGACTGCCAACCTGCCGTCTGGTCTCAGCCCTGACGACCCCTACCGCACTGGCACCCGGATCAACCTGAACAAGGCCACTCCGACCGCCAACGATCTGGTTGCCTCGGTGTTCGCCGCGGCCCAGGCGCTGGACGAGAAGGACATTCCTTCTGACGGTCGGGTGCTGGTGTGCTCGCCGGAGATCTACTACACGCTGATCCAGTCGGATCGTGCGGTGAACTTCGACTTCAACCAGCAAGGTGCCAACGGCAGCTACAAGAGCGGCCAGATCAGCCAGCTGGCTGGCTTCAGCATCTACAGCTCCAACCACATCAAGCAGGGCAACGTCACTGCCAAGACCGGTGAGCAGGGTTACACCTTCGCTGGCTCTGACAGAGTGCTGTCCTCTGTGGACATGACCAACACCAAGATGCTGGCCTTCCAGAAGGGTGCCGCTGGCGTGCTGAAGCTGCGTGATCTGTCCATGCAGATGACCGGCAACGACTACAACGTGATGTATCAGTCCACGCTGATGGTGGCGAAGTACGCATGCGGCTTCGGCATCCTGCGTCCTGAGTGCGTTGTTGAAGTGCACAACACTGTTGCTTGATTGGCCTGACAATTCAGCGCTGTCAAGATGGGGGCAGAGATGCCCCCTTTTTCATGGCCATTCACCAGGAGCAGCAATGACAGAACTTGAGGCGATCAACACGTTGCTGGGCGTCATCGGTGAGGCTCCGATTGATCGCCTCAGCGACATCACCGTCAACGAGGTGACGGACAGCGCCCTGGCCCGACGGACGCTGCATGAAGTCAGCCGTGATGTGCAGGCAGAAGGCTGGTCATGGAACACCGACTACAACGTGCAGTTGCAGAAGGATGCACAGAATCAGTTTCCAATCAGCAGCGACAGCCTGCAGGTGGTGTTCTCACCCAACCGCTACCCGGACAGCCAGTACGTGGCTCGTGGCAACAGGGTGTACGACCGGGTGCAACGCCGCTTCGACTTTGGCGAAGGCGTCACAGATCTGATTGTTGACCAGGTGGTGACGCTGCTGCCTTGGGAGCAGATGCCACATGCTGCGCAGCAGTACGTGACGATCAGAGCAGCAAGGATCTACAGCGATCGGTACGTCAACTCCAACATCATCTACACCTACACGGCGCAGGATGAGGAGTACGCCCGCACGATGCTGATTCGTGCAGAGGAACGTGAAGGCCGCAACAACATGCTGTGGGGCAATGACCGCGGCATGGGCAGCGGCCTTGGCTACGTCCCGGCTGAAGGCACACGATTCAGGTTCCACTGATGCGCAAGAAGTCACGCCTGGTACGCACCAACTCCGGCAAGGTGGCCGGCCCTGTTGAAGTCAGCATCGACTCGTTGATTCAGGGCGTCAGCCAGCAGCCTCCACACCTGCGCCTGGTGGGGCAGGGGGAGGAGCAGATCAACGGCTGGAGTTCCCCGATCGAGGGACTGTGCAAACGCAACCCGATGCGCCTGGTCGAGAAGTTCCTGCCGACACCGGTGACGGACTTCTACCTGCAGATGATGAACGTCGTCTCAGGTGAGCGCTACGGAGTGATGCTCTACCCCGATGCCGGCAACACCAAGATGGTGGTCGGCATCACGGGAGCAGAGCCAGCAGTTGACGTGCACGGCACCGGGCTGAGCGTCACGTCCAACGTGGTGACCATCACCAGCAACGGCTACGCCCACAACGCAGCCGGCAACTACCAGAAGAAGTACGTGCTGATCAACAGTGGTCCCCTGGGCCTGCTGTTGAACCGGGAGAAACCGGTGGCGATGGATGCTGCCACCAGCACGGCACCGGCGAACGAGGCGCTGATCTTCGTGCAGGGTGTGGCCTATGACATCTCCTACAAGCTGACACTGAACGGCACGGCCCTGGCAGCTGTGACCACGCCGGCGGCAACGGCCACCAACAACACGCTGAGCACCAGCACGGTGGCCACCGACCTGGCCGCCAAGATCAACGCCGTAACTGGGTTCACCACCACGGTTGATCGGCATGTGGTGCACGTGAAGAAGACCGATGGCACCGACTTCACGTTGAAGATCGACGATGGCCGCGGCAACAGCCTGGCCCGGATCGTGAAGGAGCAGGTGACCAGCACCGCCGAGCTGCCGACGATCGCGACCAACAACTTCGTGATCAAGGTCAGCAGCGACCCCAGCCAGACGACAGACGACCGCTACCTGAAGTTCTCCACGGTGGGCGGGGTAGCGATGGGCAACGGCGGCTGGGCGGAGACGCTGCAGCCGGGGATCCAGTACAAGCTGGACAGCAACACGATGCCGCTGGTGATCTACCGGGCGGCGCCGGGGGTGCTGTTTGTGGGTCCAGCTGATGGTGCCTCACGCAGCCTGACGGTGGGCGGGCAGACCTACAACTACACGTTCCCGCAGTGGGGGAACCGGACGGCGGGCGATCTGGAGACGGTGCCGAACCCAGAGTTCATCGGGAAGCCGGTGAGGGATCACGCGATCTTCCGGGGGAGGTACGTGTTGGCAGCTGGTCAGAACGTGGTGTTCAGCGAGACCGACGACATCTTCAACTTCTTCCAGGACAGCAGCGTTGCACTGACAGCGAAGGATACGTTTGCAGTTCTTGCAACAGCAGAGATCAGCTCTGAGTTGAACTGGCTGTTGCCGTTTGATGAGTCGATTCTGGTGTTCAGCCAGTATGCACAGTTCCAGGTGAAGCCTGCTGATGCTGATGTATTGACCCCGCTGACGGCCATCATCGTGCGACTGAGCAACCTGGAGATGAACCCGGACGTGCGGCCGAAGCTCGCTGGGCCGCAGGTTCTGTTCGCCACCAAGGAGTTCGGCTACACCCACTTCCGCGAGTACAACTTCACGGAGAACACGCAGCGCAGGGTGGGGTTGAACCTTGGTGGTAGCAATGACATCTGCACGACAATTCCCAAGTACATCGAAGGACTTGTCACGCACTGGGATGTTGGTGAAACTATCGACCTGATGGCGTGCATGACACCAGCAGATACAAAGACAGTCTTTGTCTACAAGTATCTTTTTGGTGCTTCTGAACAAGGCATTGCAAAGCAGCAAGCCAGTTGGAGCAAATACACCTTCAACGGTGATGTCAGGTGGATCGGCTTCTTGGACAATGAGATGTACTTGGTGCTGAGCTATGCCGATGGAACCTCCCTGGCTCGAATCGTGAGCGACGAGCTGGAGGTGCCCGGCAGCGAACAGGTGCACCTGGATCGACTGCTGCTCTACCCCGAGTGCAACCTTGGCCCGGAGAAGATCACCGCCACCTACGACGCCGACACCAGGCGCACCACCTTCACGCTGCCGTACCAGATCCAGGGGCAGGCCAGGGCTGTCGTGCGATTCACCAACGACACCAACGAAGGCCTGCTGCTGGGCAGCGCAACCTCAGGCAACCAGATCGTCTGTGACGCCAGGGGGGACTACACCGCGGCGAAGGTGGCCTTCGGTGAGGAGTACCTGTTCACCTACGAGTTCACCAAGTTCTACGTGCCGGACCGGGACCAGGCGCGGCGGCGCATCGTTGGCAAGCAGGACGGACGCACGCAGATCCTGCACCTGACGACCTACCACCACAACACCGGTTCCTACAGCGTCCGGGTGAAACGAACCAACAGGGCAATGGACAGCGTGCACGACTACCGATCACGACGGTTGAACGTGCTGAACAACCGGCTGGACAACGAGACAAGTCATCTTGACTCTGGCTGGTTCAGAGTTCCCATCTACTCTGAGAACACTGCATGTCGTGTCATGGTTGAATCAACCAGCTGGCTGCCAGTGACGATCACAGGCGCATCGTGGGAAGGCGCCTACAGCAACAGAGCAAAAGGAGCGAACTGATGGCACTTGGCGCAATCATTGGTGGTGTGCTGGGGATCGGCAGCTCGATCTTCGGTGCATCGCAGCAGCGCAGCGCTGCCCGGCAAGCCAATGCTCTGGCCGAGAAGCAGGCCAAGCAGCAGTACAGGCGTGCCGTCAAGGAATGGGAGCTGGACTTCCTGCAGCAGCAGTCCAACTGGATGTGGGACAAGGCCAAGGTTGAAGCTGCTCGTTACATCGAGCGGCAGAAGAAGGCCGACTACGACTGGCGCAACCAGCGGCTGATCGAATCAGCCATGGAGAACCTGGCTGTCAACACCGCGGCTCTGCGCGACAAGTTCGTGGTCGAGGAGGGACTGCGTGCCCAGCAAGTGGGCATGGAGTACGGCTACACGATGAACCGCCTGGCGGCCGAGGCCGGGGAATCGGTGCGGCAGTACATGGCCGGCATCCGTGACACGGCGCTGCAGTCGCAGCAGATGGTCAACCAGACGGAGCGGGAAGGGCAGGAGCTGCTGAGCAGCCTGTCGCTCGACATGCAGAAGGACAACCTGCAGTGGGACATGGCGCAGATCGCAGCGCTGATCGACCAGAGCCAGACCGCGGCAGTGGCCGGCGCGAGGTTGGGCGGCAGCGGGTCGGCGAAGCGGCTGGCGATCAACAAGGCCCAGGAGCTGGGGCGGACGTGGGGTGAGATGGAGCAACGCAGCAATGCCCGTGAAGCCAAGCTCGGCCTGTTCAACACGGTGATGCAAGGGGAGACGGCAACGCAGCTGGGGCGAATGGCGTTGTCGATGCAGGATCAGGCGCAGAAGATCAAGTACACCAACGCACGGTATGCAGCTGATTCAGCATTTGAGACGATGAAGATGCAGCGGCTGACGATCCCGAGCTTTGAGCTGGCGGAGCGTCAGTACGGACGCGAGCTGAAATCGCTGCAGATCCAGACGCAGGGCGTGCTGAATGAAGCGTCGATGCCGTACCGGGAGGCGATCATCTTTGATCCGCTGGAGCCGATCAAGGGCCTCAAGCCGGTGAAGTATGCACCGACGAAAGTGTATGAGCCAAGCACTGCAGGGATCATCGGTGGCGCGATTCTCAGCGGCATGCAAGGTGCAGTGAGCATGGGCACGTACACGAAGTCTGATGGCACACTGGGTTGGAGGTGATAATGTTGACACTGAGCAACCATTTACAACATGGCACCACTCAAGGGGCAGCAGCTGCTGGACTACCTGAGCAAAAACGAAGGGGTCAACCGCGACACCCTGATTGAAGGTTCTGGTTACTTCACCCGTCGCAGCGGCAGGGTCAGCCTGCAGCGCACCAAGTTCTTTGAGGCCCTCGCTGAGGCCAACGGTCACATGATCACCTCGCCCGTCCGCACCGGCCAAGGCACCGGCAAGGAGCCCACCTACCGGCTCAAGGTTGGCCCCACCGGCCTGGTGCCCGTCAGCGGCGCCTACACCAGCCAGTGCGGCATGCAGCCTGGCAGCTATGTCGAGGTGATCATCGAAGGTGACACCGTGATCCTCCAGCCCGCTGATGAACCAGCTGAAGCCGCCTCCTGCCCGCCGCGGCCTCCTGTTGCTCAGCTGGCTGACGCGGCATAGCCTGTAGGCGTGAGAGCCAAGGTCACCAAGGGGGGCACGCCCCCTTTTTCTGTTGCCTGCTGTCAACAGCTGCCACACTGCAGGTAGTGGTCTGTTGATTCCGGTGAGCAAGCAATTCACAGATGAACGATGGCTTCAGTTCTGGAGCAACTACAAAGGACAGGAGCACCAGAAGAAGGCGATCGTTGAACTCGGCCGCAGGATTCAACAGGCCGATCCAACACTCCTGGCCGAGGACGCCAGCTGGATCACCACGTGGCGCGACAACGACAAGCCGGACTATGGCCCAGCGATCGAGCTGATCCAGGTGTTTGAGGGTTGCCACCTCAGTGCCTACCCAGATCCGCTGAGCGGTGATGAACCGTGGACGATCGGCTACGGCACCACTCGCTACCGCGATGGCCGCAAGGTGCAACGCGGAGACAAGATCACCGTGATTGATGCCATCAGCCTGCTACGGGGTGATGTTGCCCAGATCGCCACCAGGCTCAGCAGCGCCATCCCTGGCTGGGGTCAGCTGAGCCAGGGGCAGCAGTGCGCTCTGATCAGCTTCGCCTACAACCTGGGTGCCGGCTTCTATGGAGCAGAAGGCTTTGAGACCATCACCCGCCTGCTGAAGGAGCGCTCCTACGGCGAGGTGCCCAAGGCGCTGGAGCTGTACCGCAACCCCGGCACCAAGGTTGAAGCCGGTCTGCTGCGCCGCCGCCGGGCGGAGGGACAGCTGTGGCAGGAGGGACTGGCCAGCCGGCCCGCGCAGCCGGCACCACCAGAGCCGGCGAAGCTGAGGCCCAGCAGTTCCTTCAGCTCCAGGATCACTCCTCACATCCGACTGGGTGAGTTTGCCCTGGATCAGGAAGCACGGCGCTTCGACAACCAGGGCCAGGTGGACATCGCTGCAGAGCTGGCGGCGTTCCTGGAGCGGGTGCGATCACAGTTCGGCGGCAAACCGGTCGTGATCACCAGCGGCTACCGGCCACCAGCCGTGAACACCGCTGTCGGTGGGGCCAGCAACAGTGAGCATTTGTACCGACCGGGTTGCGGCGCCGTGGACTTCTACATCCAGGGTGCTGACATCAATGCGGTGCAGGAATGGTGCGACAAGAGCTGGCCCTACAGCCTGGGCTATGGGGCCAAGAAGGGCTTTGTGCACCTTGGGATCCGCAGCAGTCGCAGCAAGATCCGCTGGGACTACTGATGGCTATCGCTTGACTTTGGGGCTGACGATACCAGCTGCAACTTCAATCACTCGGTAGAACTTCACCAGCAGCTTGGTGTAGGAGTCAAGTGCTGCGTTATCCTTGGGCGTTGGCGTCATGTTGACGATGATCAACGCCACGCCGTGGATTGCAACAGCAAGTGCAACGTAGTCAGATAGATGAGTCATGGTTGACGCTCAAGGTCGCGGAGCCTGTCTTCATGGTCAAGCAGCATTTGATGCACACCCTCAAGGATCGTCGTGGTCCGAGCCTCAAAGCGCCCCAGCCCGTTGGCGATCTTCCACAGCGCAGCCACACCGGAGCCGCTC